TGAATTGGACGCTCTCAAGGGCACCAACCAAGAACCTAAACCGCAGGATTCCGCGGCGCCCATGGGAATTCCTGCGCCAGAATCAAAACCCGATCAAGAGCCGGGATACGGCGGTGAGAACAAGATATTCACACAGAGCGCAGCCGAAAAGGCGCGCGAAGCTCTGCGGAAGAAGCTGGGAAATATATCATCCGGCGTTGACCCTGAAATTATGATGCACGGCATTACGCTTGCCGGCTACCACATCGAGGCTGGGGCGCGTTCATTCGCGAAATACTCCGCCGCGATGGTTGGCGACCTGGGCGAAGGTATCCGCCCGTACCTGAAATCCTTCTACGAGGCGGCCCGCAATTGGCCGGGGATGGACACTACCGGCATGACGCCGGCGAACGAAATCACTGAAACGGAGACTGATGATGGAATTCAAAATGCCGTACCTGCGAGCGATGCAGGAGCAAGCCCCACAGATGTTCAGGGAACTGAGGACATCGGGGAAGATGGATCAACACCTGCAGGAGAAAACGGAGGAAGCGTACCGGATGCTGGCCGACCTGACAGCGAACGCACCGAAGGAGGAAAGCGGCCAGGTAAAACAGCCTCACCGGCGGGAAGCGGAACGTCAGGTAATAGCAGCCCTGATAGAGTTTCCGCAGGACGAAAGGGTAAGCGCGACAGCGTAAAGGGCAAAAACTACACCATCGAGCCCGGCGCACTGGACGAGAGCCGCGGCCCGAAGGCGAAGGCCACTGGCAATATTCGCGCGATCGAGTTGATGCGTGAGATTGAGGCAGAGGGCAGAAACGCCACGCATGGCGAGCAAAGAGAACTCGCTTTGTATGTCGGCTGGGGCGGCATCAAAGGCGCGTTCCCAGACGCGGACGGCAACTTCGGTAAGGGGTTCGAGGAAATCGGGGCCCAATTGCAGAGCATGCTTTCCGATACCGAATACCGGACGGCGCAACGGTCGATCCAGTATGCCCATTACACATCCGAAACTATTGTCCGCTCGATGTGGGCGGCGGTGGAACGCCTTGGGTTCAAGGGCGGCAAGGTGTTCGAGCCCGGCATGGGTTCGGGCAATTTCATCGGCATGGCGCCGGAAACGGTCGCAGCGCAGGTTGATTACAGCGGGCTTGAGCTTGACCACACGACCGCCCGCATTGCCCGCCTGCTTTACCCGCAGTCTGGTATCCGGCAGGACGATTTCACGCGCAGCCCGCTCCCGACCGATACCTATGACATGGTGATCGGCAACCCGCCTTTCGCTGATATCTCGATCCAGACAGATCCGAAGTACCCGCAGAAGTTCCTGCTGCATGACTATTTCTTTGCGAAGTCGCTCGATGCGGTGCGACCCGGCGGCCTGCTGGCGTTCATTACGTCTGCCGGCACCATGAACAAGCTCGACAGCGAGGCCCGTGAATATCTGGCAGAGCGCGCGGACCTGGTGGCGGCTATCCGCCTGCCCGATACGGCCTTCGCTGGCAACGCCGGAACGAGCGTCACGACCGACATTATCTTTTTGCGTAAGAAAGACCCGGATGCGCCGTTCGAGGCCGCCGTTCCCGCGGATAAGTGGACGCAGACCAGATCTGTCAGCCTGCCCAACAAAGAGGGCACGGAAACACTGGGTAATTCGAACCAGTATTTCAACGACAATCCCGATCGCATCCTTGGCGAGCAGGGCTTTTTCGACAAGCTGTACCTTGGGCGGTATGCCGTTCGCGGTCAGAAGGGCGTTTCGCTCGAAGGGCCAATCCAGAAGCAGATTGATACATTCCCGATCGACATCATGTCGGACTGGAAAGACACGACCGGCAGGGCCGAGGCTGACTTCGGTACGACCGAGCAGAAAGAGGGCTCATACTACGTTCACACGGACGGCGAGCTTTATCAGATGGAAAGCGGTGTCGGTCGGAAGCTCCTGAAACGGGGCAAAGGCGTCAAGGGCGGCAAGACCAAAGGCGAAATGGATCGCATCAGGGCTCTGATACCCATTCGCGACGCTCTGCGGGCTGTGTATGCGGCTGACTTGGGAAAAGACACTGCCAACGCCACCGCGGCCCGGAAGCGCCTGAACAGCGAATATGACGCCTTTGTGAAGAAGAACGGGCCTATCAATAAGCTGGAAGTGAAATTCCGCGGGCCGACCGTGATCCAACAGGAAGGCGCCCGCTCGACCGCCCGCGAGGAAGCCCGCTATATCGGTGATATCTTCGAAGAGGGTTCGTTCGATCCCAGCCGGCTGATTGCCGCCGGTGAGAAGAACACCGCCATCGCCAAAGCCCGCAAAGAAGCCCGCGAGGAAGCCGAAGCCCGGAACGCGCCTTGGGACGAGGGGACGTTCAATCCCGAGGATATGACTGATACCGCCATTGAGAAGCGGGAAAACATCGACCCGTTCTTTGGAGATCAGGAATATTACCGCCTGCGCGCGATCGAGGATTTCGACGAGAGCACCGGCGAAGCCACCAAAGGCGAGGTGTTCTTGCGGAATATCGTCAGCCAGGAGAGAGAGCCGGAAATAAACTCTCTCAATGACGCCGTGCTGTACGTGCTCAACAAATTCGGCCGGTTCGACATTACCGAGATCGCGCACACGTTCGGCATTACCGCGGAACAGGCCATCGAGGAACTGGGCGACCGGATCTTCAAGGTGCCGGGGCAGGGCGAGACGTGGGCGACATCGGACGAATACCTGTCTGGCGACGTGAGGAAGAAACTCACCGAAGCCCGGGACTTATCTGAAAAGGATCTGAGTTTCCGCCGCAACGTGTCGGCGCTGGAAGCCGTCCAGCCTACCGCGCTCGCCCCATCAGACATCGCCGCCAGCCTTGGCATGCCGTGGATACCCCCGGCGACCATCGAGCAATTCGGAACCGAGGCGCTTGGGCTCACATCGCTCAAGATCAAATACCTGCCGGCACTGGCCCTCTGGTCTGTCAGCGGTGATAAGACATCGGCTGCCGCGCGTTCGACATGGGGCACGACCGACCACGCCGCGCCGGCGCTTATCCTTTACGCGCTCAACCGGCAAGATCCGAAGGTTTCGAGGGAATACACGAAACCGGACGGCAGCAAGGGCACGGAGACTGATACCGTCGCCACAGAGGCCGCGCTTGCGAAGCAGAAGGATATCCGCGAGCGGTTCAACGATTGGATCTGGGAAGACGCCACGCGCGCCGACGAACTCGCAGAGCGGTATAACGACGAATACAACAACATCGTCAGCCGGATCTATGACGGCGGCTATCTGACAACCCCGGGCGTTACCTCGTCGTGGTCATGGCGTCCGCACCAGACGCGCGTGATTGCGCGGATCATCCAGTCGGGCAATACCTACATGGGCCACGCGGTCGGCGCCGGTAAGACATCGGCAATGATCGGCGCCGGCATGGAAATGCGCCGCCTGGGGCTCGCCCGCAAGCCAATGTATGCGGTCCCGAATCACATGCTGGGGCAGTTCACAAAGGAATTCTACGAGCAATACCCGACCGCCAAGATCATGGTCGCGGACGAGAAGGCCTTCCATACCGACCGCCGCAAGCAGTTTATCGCCAATGCAGCGAACGCCGACCTCGATGCGGTGATTATTCCCCATTCGTCCTTTGGGCTTATCCCGATGTCGAACGAGTTTGAAGACGGGCTTGTGCAAAAGCAGATCGATGAATATCGCGCTGTGCTTGAGGAAATGGGGAAAGATCAGGAAACCCGCATCACGCGCGGCAAGCTCGAAAGCCAGATCGAGCGTTTCGAGCAGCGGTTGTCCGGCAACGCCTCTAACAACAAGGATCAGGTGTTCACGTTCGAGGAAATGGGCGTCGACTTCCTGTTCGTCGATGAAGGCCACCTATTCCGCAAGCTCGACTTCTCTACGAAAATGTCGAACGTCAAAGGCGTCTCGCCCATCGGGGCAAAAATGTCATGGGATCTGTACGTCAAAACCCGGTATCTCGAAACGATCAACCCGGGCCGTAATCTGGTCATGGCGTCTGGAACGCCGATCACGAACACGATGGCCGAACTGTTTACCGTGCAGCGGTATATGCAGCCCGAGCAGCTTGCAGACCGCGGCTTGAACCATTTCGACGCATGGGCCGGCGCCTTCGGTGACACGGTGACGAACACGGAACAGGACGCGACCGGCGGGTATAAGCAGGTCACGCGCTTCGCGAAGTTTGTAAACATCCCTGAATTGTCGTCGATCGTTCGCGAGAGCATGGATGTCGTCACGTCGAAGCAGCTTGCCCAGTATGTGACCCGACCCACAATTCGCGGGGGAAAACGGGACATGAACCTCGCGGAGAAGAGCCAACATCTTGAGGATTATCAGGCGCATCTTACGCGGCGCATGGAAGCTATCGCGGCCCGCAAAGGTCCGCCCCAGCCGGGCGACGATATCATTCTGAGCGTGATTAATGACGGTCGGCATGCTGCGATCGACATGCGCCTCGTTGATCCTGACGTAAAAACGAACATGCCCAGCAAGCTGGAAATAGCGACTACCAACGTGTTTAAGCAGTGGGAAGCGACCAAATTGCAGCCGTTATACGGGGTCAAGCCCGAAGGCGGATACACCGACGAGCCCGTAGATCGCGGCCCGGGTACGCAGATGGTGTTCGCAAATCTGGGTGTCGGCACGTCCCGGGCGTTCAGGGTGCATGAATACATGCGTTCCGAGCTTATCCGCCAAGGCGTTCCGCGCGATCAGATCGCATTGATTTCTGAGCATAAGTCACACGTCGCCAAGCAACGCCTGTTCAATGACATGAACGAGGGCAAGGTTCGTATCCTCATTGGATCGACCGCGAAGATGGGAACGGGCGTCAACGCACAGCGGCGCCTGACCGACATTCACAACATGGACCCGCTCTGGTTCCCGTCCGATGACGAGCAGCGTAATGGCCGCGGCATCCGGCAGGGCAATATGAACCGCGAAATTGGTATCCACGATTACGCGACGAAGGGCACCTACGATTCGACCATGTGGGGAATGATGGAGACGAAGGCCCGGTTCATCGAGGGTTTCTTCGCCGGTGATCCGAACCTTCGCGACATGGATGACCTGGGCGAAGCCTCGCAGTTCGAGCAGGCGAAGGCCATGAGCACGGCAGACCCCCGCCTTATCGAACTGACCGACAAGCGGCAGGAACTTGAAAAGCTGGTACGCCGCGAGAAGGGGCACCAGCGGGAGCAACACGCAATTCGGGGCCGGATCAGCGAAGCCGGGCGGAATGTGGAGCGCGCGGAACGGCGCATTGAGGCCATCACCGGCGACATTGCCAAGCGCACGGATACGACCGGCAAGAATTTCACGGCGGAAGCTGCCGGCGAAACCTTTACCGATCGCGTGGAGTTTGGCGCGGCAATACTCAAGGCTCTCGATGACAAGATCATTCTCCCGCTGAAATCCGGCGACAAAAAGGTAACGCTGGATACGCTCGCGACCATCGGCGGGTTTGATGTCGTGGCAGAGGGCTGGATGATCGGCATCCTTGGGCAGCAAGAAGCGCAGTATTCGGTTTATCTGGAAATGACGGGCGATGGCGCGCAGGCCAATGTCAAGATCTCCGGTTCCTCGTCTGGCGTTACACAGAGCATCGAGGGCGCCCTGAAGGGGTTTGAGAGCAGGCTCGAACTGCAACAGTTTGATCTGTCAAAAGCGCAGACGACGCTGGAACAGTACGCCGATTTCGAGGAAACCAAGTATCCTGATAGAGGCCAAATAGATACCTTGTACGAAGAGGTTGAGGCGCTCGATGCGGCGATCTTGGGTGATATCAAGAAAGACGAAGCCCCCAGCGTCGCCCAGGTCAATGTGGACGAAGACGGGCGGATCTCGACGGAAGACGATGAAGACGGCGACGGCCCCGATAAAGGCATCCTGTCATGGCAGCGCCAAGACGACATTGTTGACGTGAACGATGAAGTCAGCGGTTTGCTCACGGAAAAGTGGGACAGCGCCAAAGAGAAGATCCGCGACGCCATCTATGCGGCGGTGAAGAAGCGCGCGCCCGGGCTCAAGGTTGATGTCTACGAGAGGCTCCTTGCCGTGGTCGAGGGTAAGCCGTTCAAGATCGGCGGCGTTTATTACCGCAATGAGAATTCCGCCGGCGTCATCGAGCACTTGGCAGCGGTGTCTATGAATTCCGCGGCGCCCTATGGCACGGTCACGCACGAAATCATCCATTTCCTGCGGCAGTCTGGCGCTATCCGCCCGGCAGAGTGGGAAATTCTGGCAGCCGCGGCAGACCCGTGGATGGCGAAGTTCGATATCAAAGCCAAATACCCGGAATTGAGCGCCGACAAGCAGATCGAGGAAGCTGTAGCGGAAGCATACGGCGCAATGTCGGATGACGAGTTCAAGGCATCCACGCCGACCAGTCGCGTATTCAGGTCAATCCAGATGTTTTTCCAGCGTATCCGCGGCATCGTCGGCCGGCAGGGTTTCAAAACAGCGGAAGAGATATTTGGCGCGATCGACGCCGGGATCATTGGCCGGCGTACCGGCAATACCCCGCTGGCAGACGCGGCGCCTGTTTCGTTCCAGCGCAAGAAGGGGGCGAAGGCGCACGGCATCACGTTCGACAACCCCGACACTGAGAAGCGTTGGAAGCGCGCGCGCCTGGGCGTCGGCGCCGGCGACAGCCTCGCACTCCGGGTAAAAGCCCGTATCGGACACATCGCGCAGGGTTTATCGTCTCACTTCGGCGGGGAAATCTTCATCGACGGGCACAAGGAAACCGTATTCCTGCCGAACACGCCCGAATGGGCTGACGCGATGCAACAGCTTCGCAAGTTCTCCGCTTCCCCGCAGGCGACGAAGGAAGAGGTTATCCGCCACGTTTACAGCGTGGTCGACGGCATGAATAAAGACGATCTGGATCTGTTCACGCGCAAGGTCGTGCTCGATGATCTGCAATGGGAAGCAGATCAGAACCACGAAATCCCGTTCGGGCTCGATGCGGAAACGCTCAAGGTCGAGCGCGCCAAGATCGAAGAGGTGTTGAGGGACCGCCCCGACATCCGTTCCGCGATCCGCCGGCGCCGGCTGATTAACTCGGATATCGCGCGTCGCCTTGTCGAAGCTGGTGTTCTGAGCAAAAGCCAGATCAAAAACCCGAACTATTACCGCCATACCGTGCTGGAATACGCGCGCGGTGTCATGCGTATGCCCGCCACAAAGACCGGGCAGAGAGTTAAACAGCCATACTGGGCGCGGCGCATGGGATCAACGCTCGACATCAACGCGAACCTGCTGGAAGCGGAGTTCGAGTGGATGCAAAAGGCTCTGTCCGGTATCACGGAAGCGAAGACGATCGATTGGCTGAAGAAATCCAAGCACAATGTCCGTGACGCCGTGCTCGCCAAAGCAAAGGCGGAGAACGATAAAAACCTGAAAAACCTGCTCGATATGGATATGAAGGAAAACGGCTACACCACCGGCAGCGGCCGGCAGACGAGCCCGATCAACGAAATCTTTATGGAATTTCGCAAGAGCATCGCGATCGGGATGCAGAAGATCTCCGGTGCAGTCGGCAACATGCAGGACATCCCCGCGGAGTTCGAGAAGATAGCCAATAGCCTGGAAGCCGGCCTAGCCGACAACGAGGGCAAGCTGTTCCCGTTTCTGTCATGGATCATGGATAACGACCAGCCGGGCGCGATGGGTGCCGGAATGGTGTTCAAGGCCATTACCGGGCGCAAGGAAATAGTCCGGCAAATGCTGGGCGAGCGTTACATGGACCCCAGCGATGTTACCAGCGCCGTGAAGAAGTTCGCGCCCGATGGATACACGATCTGGCAGCCCGAGCCGGGCAAGCATATGTTCGTCTCGAAAACGATATCCGAGCATGTGGTTGATAAATTCATGCAGCACTTGGAGCAGGGGCAGGATATCCCTGCGGAAATGGCGGCCCTGATGTCTGCCGGCATGCGGTCGCAGGTCAAAGAACAACTGGCGGTCGGCGGCGAGAAGTATCAGCTTGTCGTTCCGATCGAGCTGGCTGCGACGCTGAACGGCCTGGGCGACACGTACTCCGGCAATATCGTCAATTTCCTGTTCGATTCCCCGCTGCGGCAGTGGAAACGCTGGGTTCTGATTAACCCCCGCCGCGTCCTGAAATACAATCTCAACAACATTTCGGGCGATCTCGACGCCGTGCTCGCCGGTAATCCCCGGATCGTTAAGCACTTCGGCCGGGCATCGAAGGAATTGTATGCGGTGATGCGCCAGAAGAAGGCGCCAAGCGATCTGTATATGCAGGCCGTAGAGCGCGGTGTATTCGATTCCGGGCTAACCGCGCAGGAAATCCCCGACATCAACCACCTGTCCCAGTTCGCGCATTTGGACGGCACACGCGGCCCTATCAACAAGGTGACGATTGGATCGCTCGGCAAGGTCTGGCGGACATTGCAGGGCGCTACCCAGTGGCGTGAAAACATCCTGCGGTACGCGGCGTATATCGAATACACAAATCAGCTTAACGCCGGCAAGACTATGGCCGAAATCGGTTACGGCGCGTCTGTGCCGAAGATGATAGACGCCGTGCCGGATCTGAAAGACAAGGCCGCGCTCGCTGCCCGCGATATGGTTGGTGATTATGGTGCAATCTCGTACTACGGCGCCGGGCTGCGCCGGCACTTCATCCCGTTCTGGTCATGGTTGGAAATCAATACCAAGCGTTACTGGCGTTTGACGAGCAACGCCTTCGGGCAGGGTGTCGGCAAAGGACTCGCCGTGGGCGGCGGTCTGGCGGTATCTGCCGGCGCGCGCAAGACCGCGTGGCTCATGCTCCGCATGTCGATGCTCTATATCACCGTGCAGGTCTGGAACAATCTCCTGATGGGCGACCTTGAGGATGAACTGTCCGAAGACGACAAGGCCCGGATGCACGTTGTTTTGCCGTTCAGGGATGCAGACGGCCGCGTTTTGACTGTCCGCTTCCAGGGTGCCTTCTCGGACGCGCTCTCGTTGATCGGACTGTCTGACATCGCCGGCGGGATCAGCGCCGTCGAAAGCGGGAAAGCAACGGCTTACGAAAGCGCCAAAGCACTAGGCCGGGCCCCCGTCAACCGCGTCGTTACTGGCTTGACGCCGGTTATCATGGCCCCGGTAGAACTGGCTTTCGGCGTGAAGGTATGGCCCGATGTGTTCGAGCCCAGATCTGTGCGCGATCGCTGGCGGAACCTTGCCCAGCTATTCAGCATCGAGCATGAATATGACCAAGCCATAGGCGCCCCGACCCGCGGATATGGTCAGTCGCTTGTGAATACCGTGGTGAACACCCGCGACCCCGGCGAGACGGCCTATAACGAAATGAAGGGTCTGGCTCACGATTGGGTCCGCGAAACGAAGGGATCGACCGGTAGCTCAAATTTCTCCACGCCGTCATCCGATGCGCTCTACAAATGGCGCAAGGCCCGGAAGTTCGGAGACGAGAAGGCCGAAGCGTCCGCGCTCGAAACAATGGAAGAACTTGGCATGGGCACGGAACGTATCGGCCGGTCGATAAAGCGGGCGCATCCCCTGGGCGGCGTGGCGATCAAGGACCGCGGTGCGTTCTTGGAAAGCCTCACCGATGACCAAATGGATAAACTCGATGTCGCGAAGGACTGGTATCAGGACGTGTTCGCCCGTTAATCCGGGGATTATCAGCGAAGGTGTTGTCGGATTTTAGCCGATAACAAATCTTTAAGCTGTATCTCCTTTAGCGTCACTTCAATAACGAGATTTGATGTCCTTTGCTTCGATCGAAGTATCTCCCGTTCTAAGATTTCTATGTCGTCGACCAGTTTCAGCCGATTTTGTTCCGCCATCTTCCTCTGCCGCTTTATGCGATCCCGGCCCGCCAATTCAGAATAATGCTCGTCGTTGACGTATCTCTCCCAAACATCGTATTCAATCCAAGTGTCCCGCACATCTTCTTCTCCCGTGGCATCGACAACAGCCCTGTTCACCACCTTTAAGCTCAGTCGGGGAATTGCCTTCCTGTTTTTATGGCGATAGGCGCGACATATCTGGCCCACGCGAGCCGGGCATATCCCCCAAATAACAGCGATATCCTTGAAAGTCGTCCCCTGGACACGCATAGCAACGATGTGCGCGTTTCGGTGGGCGGTAGGATTGTTGCTCATGCACCCTCTCCCGGGGCTGCGGCAGGTCCGCTGGGCTTATTTCCCCAGATATCGAGCCAATACCCGGTTTTACGGTAGCCGTCCTCTCGGAGTTCCTGCAAGGACATTTCAGGGGCACCCGTTTCCGTGGAGCCGATTTCGTCTTCCCAGCCCCGGGCCTTGAGCCACCGGTAGACGTGTTTCGTGTAACTGTCTTTCTTGCGGGATTTGGCGCAATAGGATTTCACAGCATCGATCATTTGCCCGACCGGGACATGCTTCGCTGCCTTCACCCATTCTGGGAACGCCTCGCCCTTCACGCCGATGGTTGTGCCGTATGCATCCCATGCTGCCCAGAGAGCTTCGAAGTCAGCGGGATAAGTCTTCCTCGCACCCTTCGGCGCCGATAAAGGTGACGGTTCTAGTGACGGTTCTAGTGACGGTTCATTTAGGGGGGAAGACAGCTTCCCTTTGGCCTGTTCATTCTTTCCCTTTGGATTGTCTAAATCTTCCCCTTGGCCTACCGGAAGATTTTTCCCTTTGGGTTTTGACCAGACACGTATCAGATCCGTTGTTCTGGACCCATCCTCCCGCTGGCGATGCTCGCGCGTGATATAGCCAAGATCCTCAAGAATCTGCAAATGGCTACGCACCGTTCGGGCGGTCATCCCCGTGTTCTTGCCGAGCTTCTTCTGTGACGGAAAACACGCGGCGTTCTCGTCGGAATAATTGCAGACAGCCACCAGAACGAGGCGCGAGGCCGGCTTCAATTCGGGGTCTTCCAGTTCAAGGCACCAGCCTACTGCTTGGATGCTCATATCTCGATTCCTTCAATTTGTTCGTCAGTAAGGGGTAATTCAAATGTGTGGACCTGTTCCGCCGGAATATCCTCGAACTTGGTAAATTCTGGGATAAACCGCATATTGATCTTTCCCGTAGGACCGTGGCGCTGTTTGCCGATGATGACCTCTGCCATGCCCTTAGCTTTCATGCCCCGATGGACCCATATACCCCGACGTTTCTGGAAGCTCTTTTCATCCTCGCGATCGCGTTTCGTTTTGGGTTCATCCCGCTCGATGTAATATTCATCGCGATAGACGAACATGACGATATCAGCATCCTGCTCGATGGAGCCCGATTCCCGCAGATCCGACATATAGGGCCGTTTGTCTTCACGATTTTCGACGGCGCGACTGAGTTGGGACAGCGCCACGACCGGCACATTCAGATCTTTTGACAGCGTTTTTAAGTTCCGGGTGATCTCGCTCAATTCACCTACCCGGTTCGTATCGCCCTTCTTGCCACTGCTGCCTTGGATCAATTGCAGATAATCGATGATAATCAGGCGGATATTGTGTTTGCGTTTAAGGCGCCGGGCGCGGGCGCTCAAGGTGTGAACGTCGATCCCGCTGGTGTCGTCGATAAACAGTCGAGCCCCGCGGATCTTGTTGCGAGCGTTCACGACATCAAGAAACTGGGTGCCCGATATGTCACCAGCCCGAATCAGGTTAGCAGGTATCTTCGACACTTCGCCAAGGATGCGCTGGGTAAGCTGTTCGTCTGACATTTCCATCGAGAAGAACGCAACGCCGGGGGGGTCTTCATCCTCTACCGGATCTGCCGTAGCTATGTTGAAGGCGATATTTGTCGCCAATGCGGTTTTACCCATCCCAGGGCGACCGGCGAGGATAACAAGATCCGTGTCACCTAATCCGCCGCCGAGCCTTCCGTCGAGCGTTGGGAAGCCGGTGCGAGTGCCATAGAACGTGCCCTTGTTCTTATAGGCGTATTCCATCTTCGACAGCGTTTCGTCGATCGCATCATCGAATGTGACGAAACCCCGCTGCGGTGTGCCACTGGTCACGACATCGGATAACTCCCTCTCGATACCCTCGACCATCTGGACTGCAGACGTATCCGTCTCCGCGCCCAGCGCGCGCACCCTCATATCCTCACTGATCTGCACGACCTGCCGGCGGATATAGCAATCGAAGACCGTTTCGGCATATTCCCGATTGTTGACCGTGGTGAGTGAATAGCCGACCAACTGGATTAGGTATCTGTGCCCGCCCCGGTGCTCGAACTCCGCCGTGTCGAGGTATTGCCTGAGTGTGACGGGGTTTGCCGTGCGCCCGGCCCGGATCGTGTCGCTGATAATCTTATAGATATAGCCGTGGAACGGATCGTAGAAATGCTCGGGCTGGATGATGTCGGCGGAATCGTCGAAACCAAGGTTCCGCTCCAATATAGAACCGAGCAAAGCCATTTCGGCTTCTGGGTTCTGCGGCATGAAGAACTGTTCTTCCTCGTTCATCTGACAATCCCCCCGTTGGGCTCGGGCAGGAACATATCGCGCTGTTCACCGTCATCCCGGGATAGCCAACCTATCGTCGGCTTGCCCTTGAAACCCTTGCGCCAGATAAACCATGCGAAGTCTTCGGTGCTCCATCCCGGTTGATCCTCGACAGCGGTATCCCCGGCGTAGAACGTGATCCGCTCGACAAAGCACAGAACCAGAGCCGGCGGCGTCGGCCCGTGGATGCGCTTGTATCGGTCCTGCCCACACAGTTTTTTGACGGGCAGGAAGAACGCTGCGACATCAACGCCCAGGCGGAAAGCGTGTTCAATGAATTCCTCGTCCAGAGAGAACGGCGGATTCGTGACAATACACTTTGCCCGGGCTCTTTTTTGGGTGAGAAAATTAACATTGGGTTTTCCATACCCCCGATCAATGAGATTGGTCGACACGACATTGTGCCCATATTCCTCAAGAACGCGGGAGATATGCCCCTCACCGCAGGCCGGTTCCCAGAT